AATAATGCACCAGAAAGGACACGATTATGGCACGTTTTGATACGTCATTTGACGCGACCAGCGTTGAACCCACCACGCCCATGGAATTGCTACCCGCAGGCAAATACCGCGCCCAGATTGTTGAGAGCGAGATGCGCGTGACCCGCAACGGCATGGGGCAGTTTCTCTGGCTAATGCTCGACATTCTGGATGGCCAGCACAAGGGCCGCAAGATGTTCGACCAGCTGAACCTGGTGAACCCGAACCCGACCACAGTCGAGATCGCGCAGCGCACGCTGTCTGCCATCTGCCATGCGACGGGCAGGATGCATGTCAGTGACAGCGAGGAGTTGCACCTGATCCCGATGACGATCCAGGTGAAGATCAAGCCGCCGAAGAACGGTTACGGCGAGAGCAACGCCATCGCCTATCTGCCGCCTGAAGGTGGGGGGGCGCCGGCCGCTGTCTCAAAGCCTGCTGCAAACCCCGCGGCACCGCCCTCAACGCAGGCCGCTACGCCCATGAAGATGGCCTCCGCTCCCTGGAACAAGAAGGGCTGATCAATCGCGCTGCTCCGCATCCCTGACTGACGGGGCAGCGCCCAAACCCATCTAAGGATATTTCCATGACTGACCTGAAAAACACAGCCCCCGAGAATAATCTTGGGGCTGTGATCAGCCCCGGCTTGCCTGATGACCAGCGCCGGCTGATCGACCTCGACGATGATATCGCCAAGATCCGCACGCAGATCGCAACCGCCGATCTGGCACGCCAGCGCGGCCACAAGCCCATTGATCCTGACTGGTTTCACCGAGCCCGCACCGCGCTGCGCCACCTGTGCCGTGAACGGGCGGAACTGCTTGCCAAAGGCACCGGCCGTCGTCGCCGCGAAAAGCTGAAAGACGCTTTGATTGGGGTGCTGCGTGAGCGCCATGACCCCGAGACCTGGAACGTCATTCTTTCCGAGGCCCAAGCCCGCAGTGAACGGGAGGGCTTGTGATGGCTGATCTTCCCGCACCACCCACGCCGACGCTGACGGCGATTTATGCTGATTATGAGGCCCGCCAGGGCGATGGCTTCCGCGATCATCTTGGCGCGTCGATCATCGGTAAATCCTGCGCCCGTGCACTCTGGTATGATTTCCGGTGGGTGACACCGTCACGCTTTTCCGGCCGTCTGCTGCGCTTGTTCGAGACAGGGCAACAGGAAGAGGACCGGATGGTCCGCAACCTGCGCGCCACAGGGGCGACCGTACTGGAGGTCGATCCAGAGACAGGGCGGCAAATCCGCGTCGAGGCCCATGGCGGTCATTTCGGCGGATCGCTGGATGGCGTAGCAATAGGCATCCTTGAGGCCCCAAAAACCTGGCATGTGTTGGAGTTCAAGACCCATGGGGTCAAGAGCTTTGCCGACCTGACTGCCAAGGGCGTGGTGCTGGCAAAACCCCAGCACGCCGCGCAGATGCAGATCTATATGCACCTGACCGGTATCACCCGCGCGCTCTACATGGCTGTCTGCAAGAACACGGACGCGCTGCATATCGAGCGGATCGAGGCCGACAGCGCCATGGCCGAACGTCTGCTCGAAAAGGCCGGTCGGGTCATCTTTGCCCAGCATCCGCCCCGCGGATCAGTGAGGACCCGGCCTGGTTTGAATGCCGGTTCTGCGATCACCATGCTGCTTGCCACGAGGGAGTTGCAGCCGCCGTGACCTGCCGATCCTGCCTACACGCCACGCCGGTCGAAGGCGGATGGCACTGCGCTCGCCATGATCGAATGCTGGCGCCTGCAGAACAGCGCGCCGCCTGCGGCAAACATCTCTTCATCCCCGATCTCGTGCCGGGTGAGGTCATCGATGCGGGCGACGACATCGTCAACTACCGCATGGCCGATGGCTCCGCCTGGTCAAATGACGCCCGTACCACGGAGGCCACACCATGCTGACCCTGCGCCCATATCAACAGGCCGCGATCGCTTCGATCTACGCCTATTTTCAGAACAACAAAGGCAATCCTTTGGTAGTTCTACCAACAGCGGCCGGAAAATCTTTGGTGGCTGCCGCCTTCATCGAGGGCGTGCTGAAAGCCTGGCCGGATCAGCGCATTCTGATCGTGACCCATGTGCGCGAGTTGATCGCGCAGAACCATGCTGAAATGATCGGGCTCTGGCCCGAGGCACCCGCAGGCATCTATTCGGCGGGGCTTGGCAAGCGCGAGGCGCAAGCGCGCATCTTGTTTGCCGGCATCCAGTCGATCCATCGCCGCGCGCACGAAATCGGCCACACCGATCTGGTCCTAATCGATGAGGCCCATCTCATCCCCGGCAATTCCAGCACGATGTATCGGCGTTTCCTTGATGCACTGAGTGCGATCAACCCGGCGCTGAAGGTGATCGGTCTCACCGCCACGCCGTTCCGGACGGATAGCGGCATGCTTCATGAAGGCAAATCGGCGCTCTTCACCGATATTGCTTTTGAAGCTCCGGTGCGCGAGCTGATCGATCAGGGCTATCTCAGCCCTCTGGTCTCAAAACAGCCCGCCACCCAGCTTGATGTCTCAAAAGTCGGCACCCGGGCGGGTGACTTTATTGCCCGCGATCTCGCGGCCGCAGTCGATCAGGACGCCATCACCCGCGCGGCGGTCACCGAGATCATCGACTACGGCAAGGATCGCAAATCTTGGCTGGCCTTCTGCTCGGGCGTGGATCACGCGCGCCATGTTGCGGAGGAATTCCAGCGCCGTGGCATCACTTGCCGCACGATTTTCGGGGATACACCAAAGGACGAGCGCGATGCCATTATCGCCGCCTTTAAGCGCGGCAACATTCGTGCGCTGGCGTCCATGGGCGTGCTGACCACCGGCTTCAACGCGCCGGGCGTCGATCTGATTGCACTCCTGCGCCCCACCAAATCCGCCGGACTGTATGTTCAGATGGTGGGCCGCGGCACAAGGCTGGCGCCGGGCAGGAAACTGCCTTGTTCTGGATTTCGCGGGTAATGTTCGCCGCCATGGGCCGATTGATCTGGTCCGGCCCAAACGCCCTGGCGAGGGTGGCGGGGGCGAGGCACCCACAAAGGTCTGCCCCATGTGCGAGAGCATCGTCGCGCTCTCTGCCACTGAATGCCCGGATTGCGGGTACGAATTTCCGGCCCGTGAGGTGAAGATCGCCCCGACCGCCGCTGCCCTGCCAGTTTTGTCGCCAAAAGCGCCACAATGGCTGCCGGTCCATGGCGTCTACTACAGTCGGCACGACAAGCTGGGTGGGCAGCCCTCGCTGAAGGTCACCTATAGCTCTGGGCTCACGTCCTACAGCGAATGGGTCTGTATCGAGCATCAGGGCTATGCGCGCCAAAAGGCTGCGGACTGGTGGCGCAAGCGCGCGCCGGGTCTGCCCGTGCCGCTCAGCGTCGATGAGGCCATCCTTCAGGCGGGTGAACTCGTACGCCCCAGCGCGATCTCGGTCCGTCCCTCGGGCCGCTATTTTGAAATCACCGGTTACAGGTTCTCCCCATGCGACAAACCCACACCGGCCTCTGCGCCGTCTGCCACCGGCAACCTCGCGGCTTTGGTTGGTTCGACGCGGACTATCGCCGAACCGACCCGCGGCGCGACGCAAGCCGCAAGCACCTCTGCTCCCGCACCTGCCAGGACATCTGTCACGGGAGGAAGGGCATGATCGATCCTACCCCAAACGAGAGTGAGGCGATGACTGTCGGCGGCCAACAGGGCGGCGAATACCTTGAAAGTATCGGCAAGACCGATCTCGCCACGCTGACCGAGACCGAATGGGACTGCTTTCTCGATGCGGTCGTCACCGGCTATTGCGACCACCTGCGCGAGCTTGCGGGCAAAGACCGCACGCGGCTCGACGCCATGACCCCCGAGGTGCCCTTCTGATGGCTGTTACATCCAACATGGCGCGATTTGGCGCGCGGCTGGTCACCAATGGTTATGCCATTCTGCCAATCGGCCCGGGCACCAAAAAGCCCGGCCAGTTCAAGCGCGGGGCATGGGCGGATTATCCGGAATGGAACCGGCATGCAGAACGTCCGACAACCGAGGTCGAAATCGCAACCTGGTCTGCATGGCCCGATTGCGGCATCGGGATCGTGGGCGGTGCTGTTGCTGCCGTCGATATTGACATCGTGGAGGATGCCGAGCTTGCCCTACGGATTGAGCAGCTGGCGCGGGACAAACTGGGTGACACCCCCGCGCTGCGGATCGGTAAAGCCCCAAAACGCATGCTGATTTACCGCACGGCTGAACCCTTCCGGGGCATCAAGCACCATCCGCTGGAAGTGCTCTGCCTCGGCCAGCAGTTTGTGGCCTATGCCACCCATCCGGACACCGGCGCGCCCTATGCCTGGCCGGATGAGGGCTTGGCCGACCTTGATATCGCTGATCTGCCGGAAATCACCGTGGAGGCTGCGGCGGGGTTTCTGGAGGAGGCCTATGCGCTGCTGCCCGAGGCCCTGCGGCAGCGCGGGCTGAGGGTCGTGTCGTCTACTGCCGAGCATCTGCGCAGCCACAGCCAGATTGGCACCTTGCCCGCGATCGAGGCAGCGCTCGCATGGCTGCCCAATGCCGAGCTGGATTATGACAGCTGGATGCGCATCGGCATGGCGCTAAAAGGTGCGCTTGGCGAGGCTGGCGGTGATCTCTTCGCTGACTGGTCGGCACAAGCAGCAAAGGACGTATCTGCAACGACCGCGAAGGCCTGGGCCAGCTTCAAGCCCGACCGGATCGGCGCAGGCACGATCTACCACCTCGCGATGGAGCACGGCTGGCAGCCTGGGGGGATCTGCGGCTGGATGGCAGCGTTGATCCAGAGGTGACCCATCCGGCGGCGGGGCTGTTGTCGAGGCTGGGAGGACATTCCGAGGGTGATGAGGAACCAACGGTCACCTCGCCATTCACGCTAATCATGCCCGATGGATTGGTGGGGGATCTGACCGACTACATGTTATCGACGGCCCGGCGTCCGCAGCCACTTTTGTCGCTTGGCGCCAGCTTGTGTGCCATCGGCGCGCTGATGGGGCGGCAATACCGCACGACAAGCAATCTGCGCTCAAACCTCTATGTCGTGGGCATCGCAGACAGCGGATCGGGCAAGAACCACGCCCGCGAAATCATCAACGAGACGTTCTTCGAGGCAGGCTTGGCCCATCACCTCGGCGGCAACAAGATCGCCTCCGGTGCGGGTCTGCTCACCGCGCTGCACCGCCAGCCTGCGATCCTGTTTCAGATCGACGAATTCGGCATGTTCCTCGCAGCAGCGGCTGACCGCAAACGCAGTCCGCGGCACATCACTGAGATCCTCGACAACATGACCGAGCTTTATACGTCGGCAGGTGGCATCTTTCTCGGTGCGGAATACGCCAACCGGGATGGCACGAACGAGCGGCGTGATATCAATCAGCCCTGCCTTTGCGTCTATGGCACCACGACGCCATTGCACTTCTGGGGCGCATTGCAGGGCGCAAACGTCGTCGATGGCTCGCTTGCGCGTTTCCTGATCCTGCCAAGCGATGACGATTACCCAGATGAGAATATCGCGGTCGGCATCAGGCAGGCCCCGCCAGCGTTGATCAGAGGCCTGAAGCGCGTCGCAGCAGGGGGCGGTGGTCACAAGGGCAACCTGACAGGTAAAACCTCTGGCCAGAACACTGCTGTAAACCCTGCCATCGTGCCAATGACCGAGGAGGCTCGGGCAAGGTTCAAGGCGCTGAGTGTCGAGTTGACGGGGGAGTTGCGGGCGGCCGCTGGTACGGCATGTACGGCGATCCTGGCGCGGATTGGTGAAAACGCCCTGAAGCTGGCATTGATCGTGGCGGTGGGGCGGGATCCTGTAAAACCCGAAATTGATCTGACCGCCACAGAATGGGCCATCGAATTCGTGCGCTACTACGCGCAGCGGACCATGGCAGCGGTGGAGCGACATGTTGCCGACACTGAAACCGAGGCCCATTTGAAGCGGCTCAAAGAGATTATCCGCGCAGCTGGGTTCAAGGGGATTACCAAATCCGAGATCACACGGGCGTCACAGTGGTTGAAATCCCGCGATCGAAATGAGATTCTGGAAACGCTAATCGAAAGCGGGGATATCACCACTGGCATGCGTGACACCGGTGGTCGCAGGGCCATGGTTTACCGGATCCTGACATGATCTGTGGACTTCTTTCAAAACGGGGCTTTTTTCAATTGAAAGAAGTTGGGGTCTAAGCCGCTGTTCAGGAACGGATTTTTGACTTCCTTCACTTCTTTCAATCTTTCAAGAGGATACCTGTATATGTGTGATTTCTCGCGCGCGAAGAGAAGTAAGGAGAAGGTACCTATTGAAATATAAGTAATATTGAAAGAAGGTATATTATACATACTGTTCAACACCTTAACGACCGACTTCTTTCAAATTGGTCAGTTGAAGGAATTGAAAGAAGTCCCGGGCGGCCCAGCCGTTCCGCATCTGACGTGACCAGACCACCCTTCGGGGCCTGGCGAGACCGCAGCCTTCACCGGCCAGCCCTCTCGCCACGCTCGCAGACGCGAAGAGGAGGTCTGAATGACCCAACCTACACAACACCCGCGCACCATTCTTGCGCTCGATCTTGGCACCACCACCGGCTGGGCCATCCGTGGCTTTGACAGCCTGATCACCAGCGGCACCGTCAGCTTCAAGCCCGGCCGTTATGACGGTGGCGGCATGCGCTATCTGCGGTTCACCAACTGGCTGACCGAGCTGGACCGGCTGACCGGGCCAATCGCCACGATCTGGTTCGAGGAAGTCAGAAATCACAAGGGCGTCGACGCAGCCCATGTTTATGGAGGCCTTATGGCCTCACTGACTAGCTGGGCAGAACTCAGGGGCATCCCCTACGAGGGCGTGCCGGTTGGCACTATCAAGCGTCACGCCACCGGAAAGGGCAACGCCAACAAGCAGGCCATGATCGACGCGGCCTGTGCGCGCGGCTTCAGCCCAGCGGATGACAACGAGGCCGACGCCATCGCCATCCTGCTCTGGGCTATCGAGACCCAGGGAGGTGTGGCATGAGGTTCACTCCTAGAGGCTATGGCGGACACCGCCGTGATCCCGATCAGGTCAAACGGGACGGTTGGCACGAACAGGGTGTGCTGGCTGTCAGCGTCGACGATCAGCGCCTGACCTGGCCGGAACGTGAATTGGTCGAGCAATTAGGCACAAAACTCTACGGGCCGCGTCCCGAAGGGGAGGTGCGCAATGGTTGATCACATCTGGACCGCCGACGACGTGGCCAGCCATTTCGAGGAAGCGTTCCGCACGCTTCGCAAACTGCCACCGGTCAGGGTCAAGGGGTACTTCAACGCATGGCCCGACTTCGTTCGATCCAAGAAAGAGATCGCCGCCATGGAGCCGCAGCCAATGCGGGTCTGGCCTTCAGCAGCCGCGATCACCCGTCTGGAGCAGACGTTTGACTGGGTGCTGTGGATCGATGAGGCCGAGCGCAAGCTGATTTGGTCGCGTGCGGCGCGCGTGCCGTGGAAACAGATTAGTGGGGAGTTAGGGGTTGATCGTACCACTGCGTGGCGGAGGTGGCAGTTGGCGTTGACCAAGATTGCGGCACAACTGAATGCCTAACGACTCCAATGTGTTGCAACACTTTTGTTCTCGACACATGCAACATTTCCGTGCTACCTGTAAGGCATGATGGGGAGAGTGCGTTGGAAGATGGTTCTCCCGTTTTCGTTCTTATTATTGATGTTTTACGCGGTGCAGTCGGTGGTCATTTTACCAAAAAACTGTCTCTACTCAGATTGTTGCGCCGCTTAACCCATTGATATTGAACGGGTCCTTCCTGTCA